CGAATCGTCTGACCGTTCGTCAAAGCGTAGAACAACGGCCGCGCACTGAAAATGTTATCAGTGAGTTTCGGGACGTAGTTCTTGAGCGTGGTGGAAAGAATCTCGTCAAAGTTGCTGTTACCAGCCGCCATGATTCTTTACCCCTTGGGTCTAGGTGCCGTGTTCTTTTTTGGCGTTGGCGAACGCTTCACGAATCGACATCGGTTTCTCCGCTGCCGTACTGGTCACTACACCAGCCTGTCGAGAAGTTCCCGTTTCCACCTTGGCGTTCCGCTTTGATTCGGTTATCTCCCGTTCCTCATGCAGTTTCCCCGCATAAGTAGCCAAAGATCCGAAGTTCATGTGAGCGTACGCCGCCTCCAGGTTCGGAATACGGTTCGCCAATGCGTGTCTGTAAAGAGCATCCGCATCAAAGTCGCCGTACTTCGCCTGGAGAGTGGAAACTTCCGCCTCCAACGCCTGCTGTCTCGACGCCCTCGCCTGTTGAGCCATCGTCGCCTCCAAAGAAGCGATGCGTTCCTCTGTCGGATCCGGTTCATCCTCCCACTCATCCGTGGAAGAAGTCGACCGGTTGTCCTCAATGCCGAACGCTGATGACAACGCAGTAAGCGCACCTTCGGGGTCCGCTTCCAAAGCCGAAACTATTGCTTCGGCCTGCTCCAAACGCTGACGTTCGGATGCCAACTCCTGCGTCTTACGGGTGTAATCCGCCTGTCGCTGGTATCCCTGTTGAAGTTCGCTCAAGGTGACCTCCGACTCTGTTCCGTCCACCTTCACGGTGTACGTCGAATCGGCAGGTTCTGTCGCTACCTCGCTGGAAGATTCTGGAGTGTCCATCTTGATGGGTTCCGTTCCTTCTATGTTTTGTGGGCACTAGCCCTCGGAGTCCGTAGGTTGCTCCTAATACACAACAACGTCTGTCCCAGGCTAACCCAAAGAAGGCAACTCCAACCCCATCTGGCCCTCCAGTTGAGCCATCAACTCGGGTGGCACACCACCCGTAGGAGCGAAAGCGGGGGGCACACCGGCGCCTGGGGGAGGTTCAGACACGGGTGGCCCCCCTGGCGGCAGGGGGCCGCCGGCAAGAGCCGCTTCTTCCTCTACCGGGGCTTCCCCAGGAGGTAGTGGCGGCCCCTGTTCCATGATGAACTTCTGCGGATCCTTGATCCCGAAACCTTCTTCCAGCACATGAATCGCCAAAGCGGCCGGATCGATAACTGTCCCAACGAGCGGAGCAATCGCATTCAGCAATGATACAGCCTGCTGCTTCCGAATCGTGTCATTCATCGGCTGGGTCGAACCAGCCTCGACAGCGAAATCGTACTCTCCTAGAATGTCGTCACGCTCATACGGCACCCACAGAGACTCGCCGCCCTTCATCGACACGCGAGCCATCTGATCGCCAGTCATAAACTGCTGCATCAACTGGATCACGCGTCTGGCGATCTCCGAAATCGCAATCTCGATGATCGCCAACTTGTCTGCGGCCCGCGCATTCTGAGCATCAGCGATGATGCTGGCCTCAGTTGCCGTACGCGTGATCTCCGGCATCGCCCCTCTGGCGTATTCTGACACGCCAGATACCGTATTGATGTCGTTCTCAATAATGTTCGAGTAGTTGTAAATCTCGGGCGAAACCGGTGTCTGCGGCATCGGGATCACAACATCCGACAAAGACTTGTTCTCGTCGAGAACAGGAACCAGGCGGCCGTCCTCATCAGATTCCAAGGCTTCGCGCCCTGCCGGCCCAAACGACCGCTCATGGTACAGGTACTTGCGGGCGTACCGCTTCCTGTCGTTCATCAACTGGGAACGAGTCTTATCCAACTCCAGTTGCAGAGACTCGATCGATTCCAGGTCACCCATCGGATAGAACAGATCGGGAATGTCGTAGTTCCGGATCATCACGAACGGCTGCCCGTACGCATACGGCATCGGTGTCGGGTCAACCAGGAAACCATCACTGTTCTCGGAGAACACAGACATCGTGTTGTCGACGATGTCGTAGAACTCCCAAATCGTGACCCTGTCCTCGTCGAGAACGCGCTCACGCTCGTTCTCGTACTGAGAAACATACGCCGGGTTCACGCCGGCGTCAGCGTCCAGACGCTTCCGAACCGACGGCTTGTACCGTTGATCCTTCTGAGCCTCCTCAAGTGGCCGCACAATCTTCTGAGCGATCCACCTGGCATCATCCATGCAGGTTGCTTCCGGATCAACAAACACATCGAACGGTGAAACCCGTTCCACAAAGGGTTGATCTTCAATCACCATCATCGCCGTTTCCGGCAGATTGGCGTTGATCTCGTCATCCGTCGGTAGCGACGCAGCCAAGTCGGGAGACTCGACAGCGAACTCGTCGACCTCCAAGCGGGCCTGCTGCATCAGCAGATCCCGCTCAGCCTCAGCCAGAGAAGTCTCCTGCTCCAGGAACTTCCATCCGGTCTTCACCCAACCGTGCCCGAAGATCAGGAAATCCTTGACTGCCCGCCGGAACGGCTTACGGAAGTCGTGATGCCGCCACAAATGGTTGACAACAGCCTCCACAAATGCGGCACGATCAGAGTTGCCCTCATCGTTCGCAGATACCACGATCTTCGGATGATTCACCGCGACAGAAGGAGCGATCACGTTGATCGTGCTGAACGCCAAGTTCACAGCGATCAGATCAGAACGGCTACGCGTCGTTTCAGCCCAATGCTTACCCCGGTACAGATCGATCAGACGCCACCAGGTGCGATCATACGCCTGATCCTCCCGCCACCTACGAGTACGCTCCAAACGCCGCGTATACTGCTCATGCAGTTCCGCCCTCGTTTTATGCGCCATCAGAAATACGCCTTGTCTGGCAACCTCTCGATGTTGCGCCCCTGCGATAACGCTTCCTGTTCCGCCTTGCGGCCACGTTCCGCCCGTGTGAGATGTTGCTCGTCAGCGGGGAAAACCCCTCGCGCACCGCGTCCCGTATCAACTCGGAGGCCCAGGAGTTTCTGTCGCCACTCCCACAGTTCATCCATCTCCTGTTGAGTTTTCGGACCTTTGTGATCCACAACATAGACACAAAACTGCTCGTAAGACGCCTCCCTGGGGAGGATCGCCATTACTTGGCGTTGCTGCCGCGCAACTTCGGCTGCGGGCTCGCCGGTTCAACCTTGCCGGTCTTCCCATGCTGGTTGAACGGCGTGCTACGCACAGAAACCTGGCCGTAACCGCCAGTCTGGTTGTTCACCTTCGGGCTGCTGAACCGCTGCTTGGGCGAGTTGGGGCTACCAGGCTCCCAAATCGGATTCGCAGAGACACTGGACCCGCGCTTCATCCGGTTGTTCTTACCGGTGGGACCATCGATTGTCTCAGTGCCGTTGGTGTGCGAAACAAAGTTCTTTGCCATAACTACCTCTCGGAGGAAACGAGCATGCCTAATAGTTCGTTCATCGTGTCCCACGGACAGAGTGCTGACCGATCCGAAACGGGTCTTCCGACGTATCCTCATTCAACGCCAGGCGCTTCCACCAATCGATCGTCCAGTAATCGTCGGCCTTCTCGACGTACTCGGGGGCATACGCAAACTTTCGCATCTGATTCGCCAACGCCAACGCCATCACCCGGTCGTCGAACGGCGAACCCGACATCGAACCCTTCTCGTTGCGGGTAAAAGTCCGCAACTCCGCCAAAGTGTTCCGGTCCCTCAACCCCAACTCCTCGTTCTTCAACGCAGTCGCCAAATCATCGATCATCAACGGCTTCGACGTACGCGTCGTCTTCCAACCGTACTCCTGAGTCACCCGATTCGACACGTTGTTCAATGTCCGCTTCCGAAACAGACGAGGATACCCCAACTGGCGCAACACCGTGATCGTCGTCAAACCGTGATTGTTCGACTCGACACAACACAACGCATCCCGATACCACAACCCGATGTTGAAAACCTCAGCCGCCAACTCATCGGGAGCGATATGTCCGTGCCAAATCGCAACCTGCTCCCCTGTATTCAAATCCAACACCTGAACACACGAATAGTCGCCGTGACCCAACCCCTCAGCCGTGTCAACACCCATCACATACCCATGCGTCGAATCAGGCGGCGACCAAACTTCAAGATTCACGTTCTAAACTCCACAACCTTCGGCATCACAGAATGCAGATACCCGACCTGGCCTCGCCGGCAACCCGCCGCCAAAGCATCCAAGACATCCAAATCGAACACCGGGTTACCAGACCGGACAAACGCTTCCTCCGGTGTCGTCGGGTACTCCTGGGCCAACTGCCACGGCAACATCGACTGACGCTTTTCCTCATACCACGACTCGTCCCGATCCTCAGTCGCAGACCACGGAAAAAACATCGGAGCAAACTTGTTGTTCGACGCCGAAGCACCAACCCACAGATTATGAAAAAAGTTGCCGGAACCATTCGCAGTCGACAAGCCAATGATACGACCGCCCACATCCGCAACCGGCTCAATGGACGCCCACGCTTCCTCAGGGTTCGGCAAAAACGCCCACTCATCGACAACGATCAGCGTGGCGGACTCGCCACGCGCAGGATCCGAAGCCGACGGCATCGACGTAATCTGTGACCCGTTGTCGAAAAGCATACGCTGCTGATGCTCGACCAGAGACTTCGGGCCACGCTCCACCATCCACACCGGCAGATGCGAAAACCCGTACTTCGTCTTCCGCAGCAACAGCACCGCCTCACGCTCCGTACGAGACAGATCGATAATGTTCTGGTCAGGCTGAAAAAACGCCAACCAGAACTGGTGCGCCGCCACCAAAGTCGTCCACCCAATCTGGCGAGCCTTGAGCGTCAGGGAATAACGGTTCTCACCCCAATGATCCAAAGCAAACTTCTGAGCAGCCCTCAGATCAAACAGGATCCTGCCGTAAGCAGGATGGGCGATGTTCCAATACTTTCGCAGAAAGTACGACTCATCCCTCACGCAGCGGCGCCACTCCGCCTCCTGGCGGAGTTCCGTCAACCGCGACACTCAGTCCTCGACCGGATCCTCGACCGGTCGCAACTTCGGAGTCCAGGTGTTGCGCCAAACCGACGGAGGATGATTGTCCTCAACCTCAAACCTGACCTCCGGATCGGGATACATGCGAACCACATGATGGCACGGTTCCGCACCATCCCACAAAGCGGCATCCTCCCACTCGGTAGTCGGAACGCCATCATGCAATACACACACCGGCGGGCCACAAAACCCCCGGTTGATGCCCTCTGTCATCCACTGGTCAAACGAACGGCCCACAACGCCTCCCTAGAATCGGAACACACTCTGCAGGATTCTGCCCGCAGCAAACACCATAATAGCGCACACAAAGGTTCCAATGGCAATCCCTGCGATCGCAACAACATGGGTTACTGGCACGCGTCGCACGATTCAGGGTTCTCCAAACCGCACTCCAATGGTTCATCGGCACCAGGCCCATGAAACGGATCCCCCCACGGACCTAGAACAGGTCGTTCTCCAAAGGCTTCTTCGCGCCAGACCTGGTCCTCATCTCCTGGCAACACTTTCCCACCCAGCACGGCACTCCCTTCGAATGCATCTCGAACACTTCACGACGTACCTTGGCTCGCTCCGCCGACCGTTCGGCCCGCAAATCAGCAAGCATACGCTTGCGGCCTAAAGAAATCACTGCGACGACAACACGGCGCCACCAGCCAAAATCGGTGGCACCAGAGGACCACCAAACCCGGTTCCAGCGGCAGTAGCGGCAGCAATCGCCGTCGCAATCATTATCGCCGTCTTCGTGTCGATGCCAGGCACAGCCTCAACAACGCTTTCCACCAGATTGCCAAGCCCACCGAAATAGCCTTCGCTTTCCTGCGCTGTACCCTGAGCAAGCATCTCTGGCAAAATCGAAGCATCCATCCTCGACTCGGGATCTATCCCCTCGTCGTCCTCTGGAGGCCGCGTACCCTCCAATGTTTCACGAACCTCAGGCAGCCACTTCTTCCCCAACTCCCGCTGCTCAGGCGTCAACGCCCACGGAGGACGAGGCTTCTCGGGCTCCATCCCAGGCAGATGCTGCTCGCCTTCCATCACCATCGAATGCACCGTCGGCCCCCGTTCCTGCAAAGGTCTGATCGGCGTACCTTGAAGAACCGGTTGCTCAACCGGAGGTGCGATAAACGGAGGAATCGCCGTATCGACAGAAGGAGGTGAAAGCGGGGGAATCGCCGTATCTGTGGGTGGCATCAGGAACGGCGGGATCTGCTGAAATCTGTTTTCGTCGGACACAGCACGCGACTCCGACACACCAGGCGGAACCGATGGATCTCCACTCTCGATCGCACCCCGATTCCGCATCCGGTCCACCTCACCGCTGACGCCTTCCCGTGGAGCGCGCCACCGCATCGGCAAATCCTGCTGACGCCGTATCACATCGTCGCGGTGAATCTCATCCATAATCACATCACGAATCTCATCACGCTCCCCGTAACCCCGCCCCTCCCCCAAGTCGTAAATCTTTTCGCCCGTGTCAGGGTCCACCAAATACTGCTGTTCCACAAACTCCAGCAAATCCAGAATCTGGTCAACGTTCATGCCGGCCTCAACGGCCATACGAATCGCCCCGGCACGGGCATCAGCGGCCCACAAGGACGTCACCTCGGGCTTGTGGGCCGCCCCCTTGTAGTCGACATTGAACGTCCCCTCGGGGGTGAGCGGGTTCGGATGCCGCAGATCCTCCCCCAGCAACTCCTCCCAAACGGGAACCCAATCAGAACGAGGTTCCGTCGACCACATCTTGATGGGTGAGCCCCCGCTTCCGTGCCACGGACCGGGAACTTCCTGACGGCCTTCTACCGGCTCGATCAACTCGGGCCTGGAAAGATACTCGCCATAACCCTGCGTCCACTCCTCCGAATCAAACCCACCCGCACCAGGAACCCCCCCAACAGCCGACATCGTGGATGTACCAGGCGGAGGATCAGGCACAGGCTCCAAATGCCGGCCACCCCACTTCTCAATCGCCGCCTTACGCTGCGCCGGATCATCCAAATCCCAAGTCTGAACCAGAGGCGGCGACGGAGGATCATCAGGCGGATCCAACTCCCGAATCTCCGCCTCGATCTCAGCCAACTCGTCGATCACCTGCTCCAACGCCTGGTCATACGGCGCAGAAGTATCCTTCAACCGATCCCCATGCCTCTTTTGTAAATCAGCCTGACGGGCACGCAGACGCTGCAACCTGATACTCGTCACACTCCCCATCATCTCCGCAGCAGTCTCCCGCGCATCAGGCAACGACACAGACCTGTCAGGCGTCCTCGACTGCGGATTCGGCCCGTGTTGAGAAACAATATCAATCGCCATCAGACACCGGCACATCTCGGAACTCGGCCACCAGGGACTCCAACTCGTCCGCCAACTCGGCATCCGACAAACCGGCAGCATCACGCTCGTCATCGACGATCACACGACGCTTCGGAGTGAACTTCTCGACATACTGGAGGTACAGCGAAGCGGCCTTCACATCGCCGTTGGCGGCAGCGCCATACAGCGCGTCAATCACCGTCTGAGTACGCTCAGGATGAACATTCAGTTCAGCGGCCCGGCGGTCCCACTCACGCACAAAACGCACATCCCGCTTGATCCGACGAACCGAATCCTCGTGCATCCCGTTCTCAGCCGCCCACTCCTTCTGAGTCGGCGGTGTACGCTCCGGCCCCGCCAACACCCAATCCAGCAGCAACCGCCACCGATCCGGCATCGTCTGCGCCCCCGAAGCCTCATCCGTCTTCCAGCCTCGACCGCCACCGTTCTGTGCCACTACGCACCTCCATACACCTGCCTGGAACGTCCCAAAAGAAATAGTGGGACAAACCCTACGGTATTGTGGGGGTGGGGGCTGGGGGTGCCACCCAGGTCGGCTCGGATCGGCTCCGTTCCAGCGTTCCGATCGTTTCCCAGGCGCGCGCCTGGGCGACCTCGAGCGTCGTGGAGCTCGAAGATTTTCGCACCTCGACGCCTGATCCGTTGGGGAACGGGGCGGGAACGGGGCGCATCCTGGGCGGCCGGCGGTCGCGGGTAACCCTCCGGTCTGGATGCTGTGTCCAGGGTGGGTGGCCTCGAGGCGGGCCGGCTGCCCAGGCGCGGAACGTCCCCAGGCCGTAGGGGGGGGAGCCTGGGGACGTTCGAGCAGCCGCGCTACGCGGCCGCGGCTGGGTGCGTGGTTACCGGCGGACGAATACCACGTCCTGGGAGCGCTCGAGGCCGCGCTGGGGGTCGACGCATGCGCGGCACCGGGTACAAGTTCCGCGGGCGTAGGGCTCGCCTGGGCGCTGGGATGCGATGGGGAGCGGCCGGGTGGGCCGGTCGGTCGGGCAGATGATTTCGCGGGGCCGGTCTGGTCCTCGGAGCGTGTCGAGGATCTCGCGACCTTCCTCGATGCTCGATGCCAGGACGGCGACGGGGAGCGCGGCGTATCGGTCCTCGAGGGCCGCGGCGGTGCGGTCGATCATGCTCGGGTCTGTCGATAGGTACGCGGCCAGGTTCGGCAGGGTGCCGGCGGTGATTCCGTCGGCCAGGGGTCCTAGTGGGTCGTCGATTCCGGCCAGGCTGTAGGACCTGGAATACAGCCAGACTCGGAGGGTTCGTAGGTCGGGGTGGGTCGCTGCCCATGCCAGGGCCGCGGCCCATGCTTGGCCGTCCTCGAGGGTGCCTAGGTCGCCTCCTGCTCCGAGGCGGAGCGTTGGGCGCTCGATGGGGAGGCCGGCGTGTTTTGCGTTCGGTCGTGGTTGGGTCTGCTGCGCGTACGTTTCGGCCAGGATCGACGACGCCAGGGTCATTCGGTCGCCTACGTCGAGCGAGTACCAGAGATCGGCGCGGTCCTGGACTAGGCGCCCTAGCGCGGGTCGGGCGATCTCGAGGCGCTGGGCGTAGCAGATGATTTTCCCGGTTAGTGGGTCGCGGTGGCAGCCAGTGGAGGCGCCGGGGCACGTTCCGCCTTCCTCGAGTGGTCCGGAGGGGAGCCAGGTCGCGGCTCGGACACTGTCGAGGGCGCGGGTCGGGCTCGAGGCCACCGGGCCGGTCTTTAGGTCGGCGGATAGAAACCCTCGGGCGATGGTGCGCCAGGTTTCGAGGGTCCGGTCGGGGGCTGGGAATCGTAGGGCGGTGGTCATTGGGGGCGCCTCTCGTCGGTGCTGTATGCCACCCATTCCCAGGCGTGGGCGTGGGTGTCGGTGTCGTCCTCGAGTAGGTCGCGCCGGTCGCGTGGGCACGTTTCGACCCATTCGTCGAGGTCGTCGCCTAGGTGGGCTGGTGGGATTGGCACCCATCGGCCGGCGGGTACGTCGACGGGAGCGGCGGTGCTGTTTCGCTTGTCGAGGATGGCACGAAGTGCCAGGTATGCGCCGGCCAGGACTGCGCCGGCTATGGGGGTCAGTATCACGGCCTCGAGGGCCAGGGTCGCTAGGTCTGGTTGTTGGTTCATGTGGGGAGCGTAGCACCGGGGGGCGCCTGTGTTCGGGCTGGGTGGAGCTCGAGGATTTTTCCAGGTGGGGGCATGTATGCGTTGCCGGGGTGGTTTGGGTCCGTTTCGGCCTCGATCGAGGACGCTGGGAGCCTCTCAGCGGTCCGCCGTCGAGGTTGGGTGGGGTGATGGGTGGGGGAAAACGGGCACCACCCAGGCACCGGGGTGCCTGGGTGGTGGTGGGCCGACCGTCTGACAGACGGGGCTAGGTGGTCGACCCTCCCTGGTCCTCCCTTCTCTCACTGGTGGGCGGGTTCGCCCAGGACCCTAGCGGTTGGAGGGCGCCGGCGTAGTCCTCGAGTCCTTCGGCGGTGCCACAGGGGCTACAGACGTAGAGCGGGGCGTCGTTCTCGCCTCGGGTGTGCCTGGAGAGGGCGTTAGCCTCGAGTGGCCGGCGCATGGTGCCGGGGATGCCACAGCGAGGGCAGGTGCCTCGGCCGGCGAGCATCCACATCATGTCGAGGGCGTCGAGTGTCGTGAAGGTTCGTTCGGTCATACGTTGTTCCAGTTGATTCCTCCGAGCCATTCTTGAACGTCGTTCAGGGTGACGAACTCGGAGTTGTTGGTTAGGTGGGTGTCGATGTGGTAGTCGACGTCGTCGGTGGTGACGATGTCGTAGTCGCTCGGGTCGAAGTTCTCCGCCTGGATGATGTTGTGCCGGCTGACTGCTTCCAGGAACAGGTCGTCGAACGTGTCGGGACCGGGGCACATGTCGAGGTCCAGATATGGGCGCAGGGCTGCGGCGAGTCCCCGTAGTAGGTCCTCGACCGTCTGCGCTCGCAACCATCGCCGTGTCTGCTCGGGGGTCATGCTCATGAGTTCACCAGGTCCCGAAGGGAGCGCCGGCCGTCGGTGGCGGTCTGGATCACCGGCGTACGCATGAGAGCGTCGGACAGCGGGTATCCGGTGTCCGCGGTCGACGCTGCGACCGTCCGCTGGATGGCTACGGCCGCGCGGTTGCGTGGCTGCTTGCCCTTGGATGTGCGGGTGGTGCGGTGGTGCTGCTCCCATCCCTGGACAGCCATGAGGGCGCCCCAGGCGTTCCCGCGGGCCTCTGTTGGGACTTCCGGCGAGTAGTAGACATCCTGGATGGCCTCGAGCCGGTTTTCGGCTTTGGTGTGCGCGGCGGTCCAGCCTTTCGAGTCGTCGGGCATCGCGTAGACCTGAGGGAATACGGCCTTCTCGAGGTCGGACCACAGGGCGCCGGCGTCGTAGCGCTGGTCGAGCAGCCGCGCGATTGCGCGGTCTGTCGCCGTCGCTGTGGACAGCATCCCGCGGAGGACGGCCCTGGCCTCGGCCAGGTCCTCGATCTGTCGGGTGTGCTTGACCTTGATTTCCTGGGGGGCTGATCCCAGGAGGCTGGCCCTGAACGTGTTCGCACATACGACGATGTACGAGGCGAGGCAACCGATGAGGGCGCATGTGCCGTCGTGGCTGGTGCCGAGGTTCATGGCGTGGTTCCTTGCGGGCAGGCCATCGAGGGCCGGGTCGTCGGGGATTCCGACGGACACGAACGCCATGCGCCGGCTCCGCAGCGTGCCGGCCGACAGGATGGGCAGGCGTACGCCACGCTCGATGTGGGCCGCCTCTTGGAACATCTCGGCCAGGCTCAGGAGTTCCTCGTTCTGGAGTATTCCGTACGCCCTGGTCGGGAAGTAGTGGGGCGGCTCGGTTCCGCAGGCGATGCCCTGGTGGCCGTCGATGATGGCGTCTTTGGGGAGCGCCAGCAGGTTCAGGTCGGCCAGGGTGCCGAGTACGTCGGGGTTGACTCCGAACCGGGCCAGGTACTCGGCCAGGTCGACAGCCTGCCGGGCGTCGGCTACGTCGACTGACTCGACCGACCACTCGTCGACACCCAGGACTCGGCGTACGTCTGTGGCGCGGAGGCCGTCCTGGTTGGTGTTCCAGTCGACTGTCTCGCCCAGGTTGTGCCAGTTGCCCATGCCGGACAGCGGGTGGCCCTCCATGAGCAGGACTTTGTCCTCTCCGTTGATCTCGTGCATGTCTTGTCTCTCCTTGGTTGGTTGTGCGGGCCGTTGTCGGCTCGACGGGGAGCAGCCTATACGGACAGATGCCGCAGCATGGTGGATGGCGTGGCGGGTACGGTGGGGGTCTACTTGGAAGCGATGGTTAGGAGAGAGACATGGAGGATGAGGGATGAGCGGGATACGTTTGCGTAACGGTGCTTTCCCGGTCGTACACCACACTTGGAAGGGCCGGCGTGGACAGCGCCGGCACTTGGGTTTGGTCCTGGCGAAGACCAATGGGCTGCTACATGAGCCTTATGTCACTTGGTTGATGGCTTCGGATGACGGCGATGTGTGGGACTGCTTTTCCGGCGACTATTGCTCGACGGTGGGTAAGGCGTTCCGGTCGTATGGGGATCGCAGGAGGATGGTGCCCAATGGCTGAGGTGAAGATGGAAACACAATGCCTACACCGCAACTATCCCGGTACCCAGGTGATTGCTGCCTACGTTCAGGAGGCGGAGCCGGGGTGGTGGTACTTCTCGATTCTGTGCGACGAAGAAGCAGAGGAATCGTGGGGTTCCGCAATGTCGTCCACGTTGTCCAAGAGATACGCCTCGTACGATGAGGCGGTGCTGGCGATGAACGAGAAACTGGTGAGGATGTTGTCCAATGGCTGAGGTCGCTGAGGTCACGATGGATTGCCGGCAATGCGACGCCGTCGACACGATCACGGTGCCTCGACAGTCGTTCGAGGCGTACATGGCGGACGGTTCGGCGGCGGTCGATGTGATGCTTCCGTCGTTGTCGGCGCAGGACCGCGAGTTGCTGATGCAGGCTCGCCGTAAGAGGCGGGACGGGTTCCATTGGTACCTGTGCCCGACATGTTGGGAGTCGCTGTGAGTATCACGCCGTTGGGTGAGGATTCGACGTTGACACGGAATGAACTGCTGGCAGCCCGTGAGGCTGATGCGTCCAGGCTGCGGAGGGAATGGGCCGGCTGTGTCAATGCTGCCGAAGGCACTTGCGAGTCGGTAACGGCCGGCGAGAAACCGGACATGCGCCTGGGTGATACCTGTGTCTTGTGCTGCCAGCGTGAGTGTGAGCGGTGCGGGGAGAGCATCGACATCGACGAGGAACTGCGGGTGGTGTGCCATGACGGTTACGTCGATGTGTGTGCCGGTTGTTTCAAGGGGGCGGATGTTCTGTACGACGATGAGAGGAATGAGTGATGAGCAAGAAGCGAAAGAAGCCACACAACATGCGGCCGAAGGGTGGTCGCACGACACCGAGAGGGACACGATGAAGGTAACGAAGAAGCCGGCGATGAGGCAGTACGAGGTGCTGCTTTCCGAGGAAGATCTGCGGGAATACATGGCGACCATTCATGGTCGCAGCACCATCCATGTTTCGCATGTGGACACGGCGCCGAATGCCGATGACTTCCTGGTTCGCATCTGCGTCACGGAGATGGAGCAGTCGTGAGCCGGCAGTTCGAGAGTCCCCACCCTGTATACGAGTATCCGTCTGATCGGGCTCTGCTCCTTGCGTTGCAGAAGGATGTCGAGGCGTTGCGGAAGGCGGTGGATGCCCTGTGTAAGCACCTGGGGGTAACGGCGCCGAGCCGTGGGACATACCCGCCGTACAGGTAGGGGCAACAACACATCTATCAAAGCCATCTACACCGGGAGGTAATCATGGCAACACCAACTGAACCGGACGGGGAGTTCTTGACCCTCGTCCCAACCCTGGAAGCGCGGCTCCGCGACGCCCAGCGTGTTTTGCTGGGCGTTCATGCCCCGTTCTCTGACATTGTGGCAAAGCCTGACCGGTTTGATCCGGCGGCCATCGACCGTATCCGAGGTTTGATCGAGGCGTTGGACCGGGAGTTGCGTCATGCCGTCCGTCTTCCGGAACGGATTGGATGAGGCGATGGGAGTTTGCGGTAATGGGAAAGACCCCGTCCATGTTTTCGGTACTGATCTTCTGCCGGAACCGGTCGCTTTCGGCATGGCGATGCGGAAACATTTAGATGAATACGGCGACAACTACGAGCAGGTTTTGCGTGTTTCTGCGGAGATAGCGCACAACCTGGAAGCACTCAAAACTGCCGTCGCTTTTGTTCGCCGGCAGGCCATGTTGGACGCCTACTTGGAGATGGGTAACGGCGCCGCCGTGGGGCGCCTGGCCGGCGTTGGCCGGGTGCGTTCCCACGAACTGCTGAACCGGGCTGTCGATGAGCGGATGCACGGTGCCACGTTGGCGGATGCGGTCCCCGTCCTGAGTGACGCCCCGCTGTATGCTTGACCCCGCGTGGTACCCCGACCCCCCTTTAGGGGGGGTCGGGGGTAACGGGAACCCGGTCTTGCCGGCACCGTCTTTCCTCTCCGAGGCGGTGCCGGCCACCGGCTGTCACAGCCGTATGCCATACTGTTCGCATGATTGAGATTCCGATACGCCAGAGTTGGTTGAACACCTTCTCGAACTGTCCAGAGCAGGCCCGCCAGGAACGGCTGGGACTTGTCCGTTCGCAGGAGAGCAGCGACATGCTGCGGGGAAACATGGTTCATGCCGCTATCGAGTATTGCGGTAAAGAACTAATGCGAACCGGTAACAGGGTTTCTATTGAAGAAGCATCCGATTACATGGATTCTGTTACTTCCGATCTTGCCAGCGATGTTGAAGTGTGGCGGCATGAGTTTGAAGCGGTGGTGGATGTTGCCCGAAAGAATCTTGTTGCTTGGCATGAACAGGTCTTTCCGGATTTGATGGTTCCGACTGGTGTCGAGCAGGAGTTCCGCACCGTTCTGGATGAACGTGACGGCGTACGCTTGGTGTTGACCGGCACAGTCGATTGGGTGCAGCCTGATCTGATCGTCGACTGGAAGAATCCGAGCCGGGCGTATGAGCCGTGGGAGCAGAAGCGGTGGAACCTCCAGGCCAGCGTCTACTGCTTCGCTTTGGGAGTGCCGTACTTCGATCTGGTGTGTCTGGTAAAGGGCGACGTTCACACCATCCGGATCGAGCGGAGAGATCACGACACCGAAGCGTTGCGTGATCTATGCTGGTCGGCGGCTGCTCTTATACAATCCGATCTAAAGGTCTGGCCGTTGCGCTGGGCGGGATGGCATTGCTCACCGAAGTGGTGCCCCGTCTGGCAGGCCGGTGAATGCCGAGGGAAACACCTTGGCCCTACACCCTGGTAAGGGAGAGAGAGAGAAATGCTTATGAGTGGGAGAGACGCTTCCATTGTTGCCCAAGTTGCCGCAAAGGTCGCAGGTGAAGTCTGCGCCGGTAGCGGTAACGCTGACCTGTACCTGGCTACCGTTGAAACGGTCCACAACGATCTGGTGGAGCGTTGCGCTCTGGAAACGGTGACTGCTGCGTTTCCTGGAGCCGTTTCGGCTCCGGCTCCGGCTCCGGCTGGTCCGACGCAGCAGTCGGTGGCTGCCGCCCCGGTCCCCAGGCCGGCAGGAGGGGCGCCAGCAGGCGCCCAGGTGGGCCGCAAGGTGTACCCGCGGGTCGACTTCTGTGTCGGCAAGGGAGCCGACGAGAAGCAGGCTGCGTGGAACCTGCTGGCGTTCCAGCCGAACGAGTGGTCGGACGGCAACGGCGGCACCATCAAGGTGTTCGAGGTAAAGGAACACGCTGACGGTTCCACCGATCTTGCCAAGAGTGGCAAGAACTTCCCGAACTTCTCCGTGATGAAGGAGGCGTTCATCCACATGGGGGTGAACGTGTCCAACAACGTGGGGATTTGGGTCAACGACGGTGACAGCAACGTCCCGTTGAAGGTGTGGGATCAGGCCGGCGGCCAGACCCAAGCCGACGCTGTCGACTTTGACTGGGAGACTCGCCGGTCTGCCCTCCAGCAATACACCTACGCCAACAACCGGTAGGTGACGGATACCGCACCTGTTGCGCTCAGTGCGGCTGACATTGATGCCCGATTGCACGGTGTCGATGTTCAGCCGTCTGGCCGCAACTACCGTTACTTCCAGCCCAGCCACAAGGCGGTGGACAAGTGGGTGGAATACGCTGCGGGGAGCCACGACAGGTTCTTCCTGGGGTTGGACGACATTGACAACAAGATGCGTGGCGTGTGGCCGTCTGATGTGCTGGTCGTCACGGGTCGAGCCCACAGCGGCAAGTCGGCTGTCTTGTTGTCGGCTATAGCGAAGAACCTGAATGAGGATCCGAACTTTCGGGCGGTGATCTTCACGCCCGATGAGCCGGAGACTCTCGTCATCAGCAAACTGTACGCTTTGCTGTACCTGCAGAACCTGGCCGATGTGGAGGAAGCGTTACAGGCTTCCGATCCGACATACCTCGAGCAGATCGAGGAAGCGAAAGAGATGCTGGATCGGGTCAAGATATTTCCAGCGGCTCTCCCGTTCGACGAGATGAGCGTGGCCTTGTCGGAGTGTGAGGACTTCTGGCAGATCCGTCCCAGGTTCGTGATGATCGACTTCTTGGAGCAGTTGCCGGCAGCGTCGGGTTACGAGGGCGTGTCGTCGGTGTTGAAGGGCGTCAAGGAGTGGGCCGAAACGGAGAACCTTCCTGTCGGGCTGGTTCACCAGTCGGGCAAGAGTTCAACCAGGGGTACGTCGAGGGGCATGGACGACGGCAAGTTCAACGCCGACGAGTATGCGATCCTCCAGTTGAATGTGTTCCGCAAGCGGGATCTGGCGAAACTCGACGACTATCAGCAGCGCATCCATTCCGTATCCATTTCGTTGGATCTCTGCAAGAACAAACGGCCGCCATGCCATACCACCAACCCTCCGGTGGATTACTTCATGGATCCGCATTGCGGGCTGGTGCGTGAATACTACGAGTCCGATATTCCTTCGGATGACCGATGGTTGATGTAGTCGAGACTTTCGCTCGCCTGCATCAGGGCGGTCGGATCGCCGTCAACTATGACGGCATCCGGCCGCTTGTCGATTCTCAGGGGGAGGCGTTCTCCGCTGTCGGTGAGTCGTATGAGGATGCGATCCGACAGCATCTGGAGGGGGAGCCACCGATCGGCGTGTACCCGCTGTTCAGGAAGGACTACCAGCGTACTGCTGAATGGTATGTGAACTGGTTGGCGGTCGACCTGGACGAGGGTGAGCCCGATTTCATTCACGCTTGTAATCTGCAACGGTTGTTGGAACGGTTCAATGTTCACGGTTGGATTGAACGGTCCAGGTCGAAGGGCTTCCATGTGTGGGTGTACCTGCGGCAGCCGTTGACCGCCGAGTTCGGCCGTGAGGCCATGATGGGGGCGTGCCGGCTGTTGGACGTACCCACCAAGGAGGTCTATCCGAAGCAGACGGCGTTGGATGGGAAGGGTTTCGGGAACTGTCTGCTGTTGCCGTATCCGAACATGGGGAACCCTGGCCGGCAGGTCATCGTCAACGACGATGACACGCCGCTTCCGTTGGACACGTTTGTTGAGATGGCGTGGGAGTCGAGGGCGAGCAGCCATGCCATCCGTTCCATTCACGCGTTGTACCAGGAGCGGCACTCGAAGCCGATCGCTCAGGTGGAGCAGGTCAGAACCCGCAGCGATTCAGACTTCGGGTACATCGCCCGTAGAATATGGGAAGGCGACATTCGGGAGGATCGTTCCAACGCCCTGTATTCTTTCGCCTGTTCGTTGTTTCGGCAGAACTACAGTGACTACATGGTGTTGCATCTGACGACCCAACTTGATGACCGGGTCGGAAAGTTTGTTGGCCGTAATGACCGTGATCGACGCTTGGAGGAACTTGTGACCAATGCACGCAACCACACCCTGGGGGCGCACTGATGGCCCCGAACTCTGGCACATACCGGTTCACGGTTCGTACCCGACCGAAGGCGAAGGGGCGTCCACGTTTCGGGAAGGGACGCACCTACACGCCGAAGGGAACGGTCGACGCAGAGCAGGTGATCGCTGATGCGTACAAGGGACCGAAGTTCGAGGGCGCCGTGTCTCTGGCATGCGCCTTCTCGAAGGATCGCATAACGATCACGTTGACTCCGATGGAAATGGAGCAGTCGTCGCTGCGAGGCGACGTTTCCAACTATCTGAAACTTGTCGAGGATGCTCTCAACGGCCACGCCTACGACGATGACCGCCAGGTGCATCGTCTGATTGGAAAGAAGAAATGATCCAGGTTGAACTAGATCCGTGGGAATACGAACACGCGTTGCATGTCGGCGCCCGTCGTTTCATCGAGAACTGGGGCAAGGCGGATGCCGCTTCTTACGACAAGAAGCGCATGGAGGACAACCGCACCGCTCTGGCTGCCGCATCGGTGGGGGAACTGGCGGTGGCGAAGGTCACGAACCAGTATTGGCCTGGGCATGTGTGGCACAAGTCGGAGCATAAGAACTACAAGCATCTGCCGGATGTGGGTCACAACATCGAGGTGCGTCGGGTGCGGACCAGCACCAGCGCGGCTGTACGCCGACGCCAGTTGGACATGGGTTTGGTGCTGTGGGTGGTGCAGCCTGTGCCGCCGGAGTTCCGTGTCGTCGACATCCTGGGTTGGATCGACTACGACGAGGCGTGGGAGAAGGGTGAGCCGTCGCATTACGATCCGGAGAACACACGGGTCATAGGGGAGCAGTTTCTGAATCCGCCGGCTGTTGAGTAGGGCGGAGCGGGGAGCATGGACAGCAGACCCATACCTGTTGGATTCCCTGTTGGGGCCGGCATCGGAAGGTTCGCCTTCCCGGCATTGGCATCGCCATAGGCCACAAACTGTTTACGACGCGTTGCTGCGTGTCGCTCCGTTCGATGAGCCGGAAGAAAGCATCGAGGAACAGGACGAGTTGCGGGAGATCCTGGCCGATGCGTTGGATTCTCTCACCGAGGAAGAACGGTGGATCTTCTTGATGTTGACGAAAGTGAAACTTAGTTTGCGTTTCGTCGGAAGGGTCTTGGGTGTTCCGAAGACGACGTTGGCGCGCAGGCGTGACCGGATTGTTCAGAAACTACAAGACGAGTTGGCTGATTCGGCGCTGGTTCAGCGCCGCCTGGGGATCTATCCGTCTTCGGATGAGTCGTAGAGCATGAGGCATTGTTCCAGCATGTCCATGAACCCGTTCACCCATCTCAGCACGCGGGACAGGGCGATCAAGTCGCCGCCGTCGGCCTCATGCCACGCCCCCACCATGCTGGCTGCTTCGTCGTGTTGAAAGACCAGTAGCGTCCCGAGGTGGTTGTTGTACCAGGAGGCGTGGGTGCCGTCCTCGATGTCGAGGATGTGGCGGCTGTCTTGCAGAGACTGCAGGATGTCTTCTTCCAGTTGGACGCCGTTCGATGCCATGAAGTCGCTCCATTGGGCATCGAGGTCGTCCATTAGGAGATCTTGTCTTGGGCGTAGGTCTTGACGACGGACAGGGCGCTGGCGACGCCGGCGACGAGGGCGCCGCGGCCAGTGGACAGGTCACTGATTAGGAACACTCCCAGGAATCCCTGGCAAAAGGTCCATGCTGCTCTCTCTAGCATGTTTCTCATTTTTTCCCTCTCGATTTGTTTGCTTTGTCGTAGGCGATAGCGGCAGCCTGGTCACGGGGATAACCTTCGGTAATCAACTTACCGATGTTGTGACCGATCACATCCCGACTGGACCCCTTCTTGAGGGGCATGTCAGTACCTTGGACGGCGAGGCTTCTTCTTACCTGGCATCAGTCGTACAAGGCTTTACGGGCACCGCTCTTTGAGGGCGAACCGACGGAACCGATGCCGCCGCCGGTCTTTACCGAGGTGACCAGCACCTGGTCGGCCTTCACGGCCTTGGGGGTCTTGCCGTCACGCATGTCGGTCGCTCACTTTCCGAAGGGACGGCCACCGTGGGCAGCGTTCCCCAACTTGGTCTTGCGGAGATACGCAGCGTCCTTCTTCGCCTTGCCGCTCATGGCATGCATGTTCTCGCTCGATGTCGAGTCGTAGGGCTGCTCGTCCTGCGATCCGAACGTCTTTTCGAATGTTCCGTAACCTTTGCCCTTTGGCATGTGGGTACCTCCTATTAGATGGGTGGGGTGTCCCCCTAGGCGAAGAACAGGGCAGTCCAGGTGTTGCCGTCGAGGACGCCGTTCGGCTTCAAGAAGCCCATAGCCTTCTCGAATCTTTTCACAGCGCCGGCTGTACGCCTACCATAGATCCCGTCGACAGGACCGGGGTCGTACCCACGGTCCTTCAAGCGGCCCTGAGCGGCCCGCACAGCCTCTCCACGGCTCCGCCGACGCCACGACAGGGGGGAAGCCGCCACACGGTCCCCCACGGCCCTCAGATAGGCCACAATCCCCGCCCAGTCAATGTCGGAAGGCGGCCCCTGATCGATGCGGCAACCATTTGTCAACCAGTCATACAGACACGCACCAGGACAAGTCGACGACGACACATCCCGATGCCCCCGCACCCACAACGAACCCCCATACCGCAACTGCACATCATTGATAACAGCCACAATCGACTTCAACGCCGCATCCGGCACCCGATCATACCCCCACCCCGTATAACAGATCGACTCCGAACGGGCATTCCACCCCTTCGTCGCAGCACCACGAACACCAGGACCACGCCCCTCGAACACCGCACCAGACGAATCCACCAACCAGTTGTAAGCAATCCCATCCCACTTACGGGCATCCATGTGATACGACTCGAACGCCCGCACCGCCGCAATACCCGACGGGCCATCCTTCACACCGCTGTGATGCAACACCACGCCCTTCACCCGGCCAGGAGACAACGCACGAAACGGCTTCGCCGGGCCACGCGCCCCCCACTCACGCCGCGACACAACCCCCCGCGTTTCCGACAACGGCTTCATCGAACCCTCATCTCAATATCGATCAGATCACGCATCTTCTCCTCGAACGCACGATCATTCCGAAGAATCTGGTTGCGCTTCTCATGCGGATCATTGATCCGCACCTGCGTACCGAACACCGTCGACACCACAGTCGACGCCACCCGCCGCGAATAGCGGCTCTCATTCGGCAACAACCTACGGAACCTAGACAAAAACGGCATCCAACTATCCAACATGTAGAGATCCTGGTCCCGCATCTTATACTCCCCCTTCTTGTCCTTCTTGGCTTTCCCAGCCAAACCCAAGGCTTGCATCAGGAACGGGAACTTGGCGTACACCTCCGGAACCTGCTGATACCTGCCGCTGAACGGCAGGTCAGCGAAGAACTGCTTCCCCGCCCAAATCTCCAACGGCACCTTCACCGGCGGCGCAGCCGACTCAGCAAAAACCCGCGTGATCGAAGTCGGCTCCTTCAACAAACGGTTCAGATCACGGAACGGCAGATCAGGAATCCAATACGACTGGTAGTCGTTGATCTTCCACGGCAACCGGACCGCCATGTTCTCCAGGAAATAATCCGGCACCACCCCCTCCTCCTTCGACTGGAGTTCCAGATTGCCCTTCACCTGCTGCAACCGACCCCACGCATACGGATGCTTGCCCAGGCTCTCCACCAGAATCGGCACCACGTTCTTCTGCCAGGTCCAGAACGGAATGACACGCCGCATCCTCCGTTCCGTGCCCGTCAAATCCGCATAGTTGAAATGCAACTTGTAGACCTGGCCGGCAGCATCCCCGATCGAACCACCCTTCTGCAACACATCGAACGCCAAAGCGCCACGCAACACCGTTTCCATCTGCTCATTCGCTGACCGGATAAACCGGAACGGAGCAAACTCCGTCGAAGCCGGGTTGAACACCACATCGATCGGCTGGTTGGTGAGCGGGTTACGAGACTCCCTGACAAGCCTCATAGCAACATTCCTGTCAACCTCAGTGATGACCTGGCCGCCACCGACGATGCCGCTGTCGAGAACACGACGGATAGTACGCAACTCGTTGATGTCGACACGGGAACCAAACCCCACCCCCACCGACTTCTTCTTGCTCGCCCCAAGTCTGGCGATCATCTCGTCGACACCCTTGACAGCGTCGCCTTCACCCAACCTCGACGCCTTGAAGAACACCCCGGCGAACTTGTTCGTCGAACCCAACTCCATCAAACCAAACGCGTACGACAACCATGAACCACCCAGGCCGTTACGGATAACGAACCCCGGCGTCGACACCGCCTGCGCCTTCCAATAGTTCAAGAACCTGTCATACCACTTCAAGAAACCGTGGAAATCGCCGGTCGACGAACTCGTCTTGAACAACGCGTTCAACATCTCGAACAGCGGCGCTTCGCCCCCGTCTTCCGACAACGGCGCTATCCAACCCCTCGACCACTTCGGGTTACTCGTATTCGGCCCCCACTGTGCCGCCGTCTGCTGCGTCAATGTTTCATTGAACAGGTTCCTGCTGCGGGTCGCGTTGAACTTACGCAACGCCTCCTGGAAATCGTCTATCTCAGAACGAGTCCCATCGAACAACTCCGCCACATCCCCCGGCCACACCTCGTTCTTCGCCCTTCCAGCCGCCGCCGCAGCCGGGGCAGCGGCCTCGTACACCTTGTCGATAACGTCTGCCTGGGAAGCCAGTTGCCTTATCCGCCCCTGCATCGTCGCGATCTCCGCCTCCAACGTCAACCCGGCCGCCATCGCCGCCTCAGCCTGCCTGTAATGCTCCGAAGCGTACGCCAGGTGCGTCAAACGCTCCGATTCGGTCAGAAGGCGACGCTCCGTTTCCGTCATCGCCATTCTCTGATCCAACGGGAACTCCCACATCGGCTGATCCAACCACGACAAACCCTCCAACCCGGTAGCAGGAAACGCCGTCGTTTCAGTCCGACCCGTCAACGTCGCCAACGCCTGCCGCACCCCACCCTGCCGGGCAGGATCCGCCAACAAACGCCCCACCGCACCCTGAGCAAAATCGGTCGGCAATGCTTCCTCAGGGCCAACGTCGACACCGGTCCAACGCTTCTCAAAGACCTCCTGCGCCCACTCGTCGATCCTGCTCTCCGCCGCCGCATAGTTCTTGAACTCGACACCCGGCCCCAACGGCGCCCGTGTTCCCGGCACCGCCGGCCCCGTCTTCGCCGGCGAAGCCGCCAACGCCGCCGGGGCATCCAGAATCTTCACCTTCTGGCTGGTCCGCTTTCCCGTGAACTGCAACCGGAAATCACCGAAAGGCGTACGCACGATCACCTGTTCGAACTTGGGGGCGCCCTTCGGGCCGTACATTCCCGACGGATCCGGCGCCCTGGTAGCCGCCGCAGCCGGAGGCGGTGTAGGCGCTGCTGCTGCCGGCGGAGGCGTAACCGCCTCCGCTGTTGCTTCCCGCATCTCGTCACGGGTTATATCCCCCAGGGCATACTCGTCATAAGCCGTTGCCGGAGGCGGTGTAACCGCCTCCGCCGCAACCTCACGGGGAGTAGGCGGCGTGACCGCCTCCGCAGCCACCTCACGGGCCGTCGGAGCAGTGGACGGCTCCAACCCTACCAGTTGCCGGTACTCGGCTATCCCCTCATCCGCCAACCGACGGCCAAGAGCAGCAGCCTCGGGAGTCGCCGCATCGTGAAGTTCCTTCGCCCGCTTCTTACCGCCCTTCCTCCACCGCATTTTGTTCTTGGCGCTGGTCTTTACCGGACCTTCGAGAGCGTCGACCACCTCGTCCAGCATCCGCATGTTGTAGACGTAATGGCGAACATCGAGCGCTTGTGTCCGGAGTTCTTCGGGTATACCGGCGTAGTAGCCGGGATCCCAGCGTTCCCCCGTGTGTTCGTACCGTTGTCTCCAAATCGTGGCCTGTTCAAGGGCGTCATCCGATGCCGCGTAAGCCTCGTTGAACGCCCGCAGCATTATCTCCCACGCTTCCTGCGAATCTGCCCGCCATGAGATTCGGGTCTTCCCGTGGAACGTGATGTCAGGATGATCGGCAGGTATAAGTGCCCGTACCGACTCATCTATTTGCCGCTGGGGTTCCATCCCTGGTTTGTCAACCCACACGAACTCGCCGTCCACAAGTTCGGTACGACCACTGTAGTTGTATCGAAAGGTCTTACCCGCCGCTGCCGGAGGCGTGACCGCCTCCGCCGCCACCTCACGGGGCGTAGGCGCCGGCACCCCCTCGCCAATCCACTTCCCCAAACTCCCCTTGATCTGCCCGATGCCTACAGGGCCGCCGCGCTTTCCCGATCCCGTGGGCTCGACAATACGAATCTCCCGGCTCAACATGCCGCGCTGTTGCGCCCTCTCCAACAGATCCTGCATCAATACCCGGTACTTGGCAGAACCGTAAAAGAACAGTTCCTCCGCATCCCCCACAAGATCAACAAACTTCTGTAGTTGCTTCGGTCCAGCGACAACTTCCTTAGCGCCCGTCTTGGGCAACTGCACATCGTACGTTTCAACCAACTCAGCCGGATCCAACACCCCGTGCTTCGCAGAAATAATGCCACCCAACTCGGCGTCACTACCCTCGATCTGGTGTTTCATAAACTTGAACGTGTCATCCGTGTAAAGATCCTCGGCAGCGACCGTGGCACCTTCCGCCAACTCGCACTTCTTCTTCGTACACATGGCGAACACCTTGCGGCGTGCCGCAGCACGCCTGGCGGCAACACCAGCGCCCGCTGCCGGAGGCGGCACATCATCCATCCCCTTCGCCAGATTCTCCGCCTCCCACAAAGCCTCCAACTCCGGATCAACCTCCGGTGCGGTACCACGGATCTCCGCCATACGATCAGCAGCCGACCTACCCGAACGCTTCGTCGCCTCCGCCTGCGCCACCTCCTTCGCTTCCTTCAAGGTCTTGGGTAATCCACCACCGACGCCGACATCAGCCACCGGTACACCATTCACCGAAACAACCCAGCCGTCACGAACCCACTTATCGACCTTCTTGCCGAACTCCTCAACCGTTCGCACGCTGCCAGTCGGCTCAATCGTCCAAACGTCAATAATGCGTTCGCCATCGACGACCTGCACCGACATCGCAGTCTCCCCAGGCGCCGTCGTGCGCGGTTTGGCTCCGACATGCTTGCCGGCGTCGGTCCACTCCTTCCACTCCCGGCGACGCAACGCCTGGCGTTTCTTCAACGTCATACCTGTCGCTTCATCAACTGCTTCTTCAATGCGGTACTTGGTTAGTAGTTCTTCCTCCGACGGGATCGAAAACTTCGCCACCCGCACCGACCGTGAAGCAAACGGCACCTCCTCAGACGGCCCCTTCGACCACCTCAACGGCTCACCCTCAGCCACCTCAGCGCCACCAGAAACATTCCTCGCCCACACGCCATCCCGCATCGTCGCCTCGACCCGCACAAACGGCGAATCCTGAGACAACAACACACCGCCAGCCAACGCCTGACGCTGCTGCCACTCAGTCAACACCGTCCCGTAACCATGCCCCCGATCCAAAGCCCCCTCATATGCGGCAGACACCTCCTGCCAACTATTCTCCGCCTCCCGCATCCACCGCGGCAGTTTCGCCACATCGATCCCGTTGTAATCCCGATAGATGCTGCCAATATCAGGGAACAGACGATCATCGTCGTACACCTGGCGTACATCAAACCCCTCCCCAAGAACAGTCTTCGTCCACGGACCAGGAGGATCAGGGTCCAGCACCTCCCTGAAAAAGAACACATCCCCCAACCACTCCCGCATCTTCAAATCCTTAGGAAACGCATCCAACAAGCCCTGCTGATCCAACTCGCTCAACGGCGCCTGCAAAGCATGCAGCATCCGCTTTATGCTTTGCACATCCTTAGACACCTCGGCAAGCGACTTCGCTTCCTTCACCAGGTGCCGCATCTTCGCTTCGACATTGCCAAACGCTTCAATCAACTCGTCCAACAACTTGTCGTCAACGATCGTTCTCGTCGCCGCAGTCCGCTGCTGCGCCAACATGCTGCTGATCGCCTGCAACTGTTTCCACCGGTACCCGACCAGCGACGCTTCCTCCAACAAAGGCTTCATAAAGTCGTACAGCGCCTCCCGCGACTTCTGCGCCCTACTGCTCACACCCCGCATCACCTCCATCAACTGGGCCTGTATGTCAACCAGTTTCGCTTCAAGAATCTCGACCTCAGCGATCCACGCAGCCGTCTGCGTCCCAATCTCAGACGCCCCCTCCCGCCTCGCAATAGCCATCCGCATCGCCTTCACCTGCTCGACATCCAGGCCACGCTCAATACCCTTGAACACCTCGTCAAACGCGTCCCCCCTATTGCCGTAAAGCCCCTTCAATGCGCTATGAGCGGCATCCTTCTGCCCCTTGATCCAAGTCACCGGATCCTTGAACGCAATACCCCCCTCCTCCAACAAGTTCATAATCTTCGCTCGACGCACCCCCTCCCCGATCTTGCTCAAATACACATCCATAGACTTCCAGATGTCCTTATCGAACAGTTCACGCGCCCCGTCACCAAACTCTGTATCCGCTATCGCCCTGATCTGTTCCTCGATCGTGCGCCGCGACGGATCATCCATCTGGTTCACCAACGGGACACCCCTGAACTCGCCGCCAGGAATCAACCTACGCGGCATCGTCGGGTCATACGCCTGCTCCAACGCCCGACGCATCACCCACAACTCGTCGGCGCTCGCAAACAACCACTGGCTCCCACCGAACATGTTCGCCCGAACCAGAGCATCATCCATCCACTTGCGGCCCTGATGCCAAAAATCAGACACCGCACTATCACCAACCCGCTTCATCACAGAACCAAACTTCTGCCGAAACCTCGGATTGATAATAGGTAAACCGTCTTCCAGAACCTGGGCGCCCAACGAATCAGTCAAATAGAACTGTGTTTTGAACATGTCGTCGACCGTTTCAGGATCCAACCCCAACCGTCGCGCCGTGCGTCGCAGAACCAACGCATCCTTCGACATGAGATCCATGAACCGGTTGCGGGCAGCCCACCCGGCGTTATTGCTCACCATCACCCGGTTCGCGTCCAGAACCGTCTTGTAGTCCTTGCTACGCAACCCCTGCTTGATGCTCGACTTGTTGTTGAACGACTTGTCGATCGTTTCCGCAGTCTTCCTATCGAACAGAGCCGCCTTCCCCTTCCCGAACTGTGGGACGACAGTTGTCAACACTTTCCCGGTGAAACCAGGCAACTTGAATGCTTCGACCGGCATCCTCGACGCCATCCGTGCCGCCGCCGTGTAGAAATCGTCAGGAATGTCACCCAGGTCGACACCCTTGGAGATGTCTTTCATCCGGCTAATGATCTTTGCTTCCGCCGCAGCGGCATCCTCCAGCCCTTCACGGCCAAACCTGGCTACAGCCTCAGCAGCATCATCCACAGCCTTCCCTGCGACCGGTCGAGCCAGATCCCCGATGTACGGCAACTTCGACGCCTGCCGGGCACGACGAGCCGTCATCCCACCCCTGGTCGCCTTGTCCAACACCTTGTCCAGACGCACCGCCCGCCCCAAACGCCCCGTCGTCGGAACAAACAACCCCATCTGACCCAGCAGGCCAACCTCCTGCAACGCCTCCCGGCCGGCCGAATGCATCGCATTCGACCTGCCGACAGCCGTAACACCGTCCTTCAACACCTTCGACTTGTGAACAGCCTGCGCCTGCGTCACCCCAGCCTTACCGCCAGCCTTAGCGATGTCGTCATACCAGGCAGCACCCTTCGACATCACATCTATCAACTTGTTGGCACTCATCCCCGCACGGCCGGCAGCCCCAATACCACCAGTCATATAGGTGATCGGATCAAACGCGATGTCGAACCCCAACCCCACCACCATGTCCAACGGGCCAGGAAGATCCACCCCCCAATCACGCATCACATCCTGCATGAACAGATTGTCCTCAGTCTGCTTCCACCAATCAACAGGCGAAAACCCCTCCCCCGTGAACAGATCCCCGACCTCTTTGATCGTCGACACGATCGCCGCACGCGGCGTATCGATCAAATCAATGAACTTCCCCAACGGGCCAGCGAACTCGAACGGTCCCGGCTCCGGCTCCGGCGCCTCCGGTATCATCACCGGCTCCGGTCGCGGCAACAACTGACCCGTCGTCACAGGCGTACGCTGCGGAGCATCTTCCGGACCCTTCACCAGGTCAATCAACGGGCTCCCAACGCCCGTAGTCATATTGGCGAGAATGTCCTTACGGCTCGGCCGGCCAGGCCCAGTCGTGATATTCGCCAGAATATCTTCGCGGGACGGCACCCCTACCCCCGTGCCTCGTACTCCTGCGACGCCTCAACATCTCCCCAACCGGAAATCGGCATAGGCACCATCTGCCCGTTGATGTTCACCGGATAGAACCCCACCGGAGCGTTCTGAGTCTCAGCGATCTGCGCCTTCAACATAATCTCAGGATCCACAAAGTAAGTCTCGCTGCCACCCGTAGGCGTCCACGGCATCATGTTCTCGTACTCGTTGGCTTCCGCCTCACCCATCAAATCGCCGTACAAGTCACCCAACAAACCGCCAGCCGCCATCGCCTCAGCCGTACCCGGCGTCAAACCCATCTGCATATCGATCGTCGCAAACTGGGCTGACTCCGCAGCCTGAGCCTGAGCAGCCTTCGCCTCAGCCTCCGCCTGCGCCTGGGCAGCCTCCGCCCTCGAAATCCGCCCCGACGCCTCCGCCTCATTGATACGCGACATCTCTGCGTCATACGTCTGCTGCGCCCCATAGACGCCGGCACGCTGCGCCTGACCCGCACCGAACGCCCCCGTACGGGCCGCCTCAGAACCCTGGAACCGGCCAGCAGCAATCTGCTCGCCGGTATCGTACATCCCCGTCCTGTACGCCTGATTGGCTCCAAAGCGCCCCTGAGCGATCTCGTTCGCCAAGGCATGCTGCGACCCCAACTCGCCCGTATTGATGCCACCCAACGCCTGCATGTTCTGCAAACCCAGGCCCGTGCGCCGACCAGCAATATCCTCCGCAAGGTTCGCACGGCCACTAAACAACTCATCCGCCAAAGCAGCACGGGCATCCTGGAACAACCCCGTCGCCCCCAACGAACGATCCGTAGCCTCTGACGCCGCAATCGACGCCAACCTGCCCTGCAGATCCTGCGACGAAAGAGCCTGCGACCCCAACAGCCCCGCAGTTTCCGCACCAACCGCCGTCGTATACGCCTCCGGACTAATGCCCTGCTCCCGCAGGGCAGCCTCCGCATCCAACCGGCGCTTATCCAAACCACCCTGAGCGCCCGTATAACGACCGCTCATAGCCTCCATCATCGCCTGCTCCTGGGCCAGACGCTCCCCTTCCAAAGTCTCCATCTGGCTCAACAACTGCGCCTCGTAGTCATCCAACCTTGCGCCACGTTGAGTTTCCAACTGGTCATACACGCCGCCCCGACGCGCCTGCTCAGCGTTCAACGCATCGATCATGTGCTGGTACTGCTGGTTGACGTTCCCCCGACGCATATTCGCCATGTCCAGAATCTGCTGCTGTTCACGGCCCTCCCGACCCGTCAGATATTCAAGGGCGTCGTCCCGCGTCCCACCGAAATAGTCTTCCGCAGCGGTAGCACGATCGTCGTAATAGCCGCCTGACAGATCGGCGCCCGTATCGTAGAAAGCGGTTGTCTCGTCGCCTTCTGTAGTGAAATAGTCCTCCGACGTATCAAACGCCGTTTCAGCGTCCTCTCGCAGATCGGCGTACATGTCGGTGTACGCGTCTTCGATGGGGACACCCAATGTCGAAATCGGAGCAGCGGGAGCAGGAGCCGGGGCAGCAGGAGTCGTGATCCCTAGAAAGTTCTGAGCATCAGACGTACCAAGCCAGTCGAGAACCTCCTGATCCGTCGGACCTGGAGGACCACCCATAGCACCTGGCGTACCAAACGTCGGAGCATTCTGCGCCTTTTCATACGCCGGCGTCGGCGCACCCGTAACCGGATCGGCATAAACCTCTGCCGCCCTGGCATACCTCGCTGCCTCCAACACCCCCGGTGCAGGACGATCTACAGCAGGCGCCATCCACGCTCTTTCATACCTGGCGGCTGCCAAAGCGCCAGGATCGGGACGGGACGCAACGGGCGTCGGGCCGCCATGTCTGGCGGCTAACGCCTCCCTTGCCGGTGTCGAAGCGGCCTGCGTAGCCGCCCGCGCCGCTGGATGCACATTACCCAACGGGTGACCACCCCTGGGTGCCTGACCAAACGACGGCGCTTGACTACGAGCCGCCGCCGCAGGATGCACCCTCGCAGGCGACGGCCGATTCGCGCCACCCATCGTCGATGGCGGCCCCCCACCAGTTGTCGCAGCATTCGTCACAATGCCGCTTGGCGAACGTATCGACAAACTCTGTCCTGCGGATCTACGCCGTATAGCGTCAGGTCGACCCATTACGCACCTCTGATCCGTGCAGCCATCACAGCCCGACGCGACGCATCATCCATCACGCCACCCAAACGCTGCCCAGCGTACGCCTGCTCCGCCTCCCACTGTTGAGCAGCCAACTGATCCAACGCACCCTGCACACCCATCTCGTAGCGGCCAGCCTCACGCAACTCATCCGTATACGTCCGACCCAACCCCCGCTGAAACTGGCCCGAATCCAACATGCCGCGCCGATTGAACTGACCAGGGATCTGCCGACGCAGATCCCCAAACCGGCGACTCATGTCATCCAAACCCATCGCCCGCTGCCGGCCATACCCCTCACGCTGATGCTGCAACCCCGACAAACGGCGACGCAGATCACGGCCACTCTTGGCAACCGACGCATACTTCGGAACATTCCCCAACGGGGACGGCGAAATAGCGCCAGCAGCGCGACCCTGGACGCCAGCCGGCGTCAAAGGCCCAACCAACTCCTTAGAGCGGTTCGTGACGTTGAAGTCAATCGCCACCGTAAAAGGTCAGCGACCGACTCTGCCGCCAGCAGCCTGTTCTGCTATCAGAGCCTGGATGGCGGCGGCACGGCCGGGACCAGACGAGCGCCGTCCAGCGCCCCGCACCGTATTCGGGTCGACGTGCAACTGCCGGCCTGTCCGCGGATCGAACACCGGTCGAGGACCACCAAAAGCGCCAGCAATAGCGCCACCCAAACCGGCCAATGGATGGCCGCCCTGCGGACCAAACGACTCGGGATCCGACAGATCCCGTTCACCGCCGGGCACACCTGGTGCCGGCGACGGACCCATCCCAGGCCCCGTCGGCGGAGGCGGAACAGGACGCCGCTCATGCGGCCTGGAATGGCCGGGACCGGGAGGACCGCCTCGGCTACCTGGTCCCATAGGACCGGGACCGCCTGGAGGACCACCAAGACCAGGATCAGGTGCGCCAGGAGGCGGCCCCTGATCCATCAAACCCTGCTCCATCACGATCCGGCGCAAAAACTCCTGCGCCTCAGGGGTCCCCAACCACGCCATCACCGCGGCAGCCTGTGGATCCTGGCCGAACTTGGCCCGGTCGGCACCCATCGGTTCTCGCGCCTGCATGAACGCATCCAACTGGTTCACTGAGGGCGGAGCGTTTCCTGGTGTATTCGCCATAACAATAGGTTCCTTCTGTCCCGCTAACTAAAAACGTGGCCGGCAATCACAAGATCGTCGTCTTCGACAGTCACATTTATTACAACCGCCCCGCTCGTACCGCCTCCGTTGATCGCAACACCGGCAGTCACAGCGGTAATATCCCCCGTAGGGACTTGATCGATCCGTTGAGTAATACGCGAGGGCATCTTCTCTCCTAGCCGAAGTAAGTGACATCGATGGTGCTGGTCGATGAAACCCGAATAAACTTGACATCATCCAAATCGTCCTGGTACAAATCCAAGACGCTGTATGGATTCAAATAATGTCCGACACTGGCCGTCGGCGTACCCCAACGTACCCTCACGGGCTCCGCCCCATTCGTAACCATCGCAGCGATAGCCCCCGTCGGCCTGGTCAAACCAATAGCGGTACCTGCAACCGTTACTTGCTGGTCGCTAAGGGCAGAACCGTATTCTGCCGCTGACTGTCTGATACCCATGCTAATCCTCCAGCGCGGCTACCCGCGCCTCCAAATCGTCCAGTTTCTCCTGGATCTTACGAAGTTCGTACTCAATAGATGTAGCGTTCGGCCCGACAAACCTATGAGTCGGCTTGTATTCAATCGTCGGCATCAGGCCACCATTCCTGTTCCGCCTCCATCAACAAAGTGCTAACGGAAGAAGCGATGCCGGCGACGAGTGCTTCCATCTCATCTACGCGGTTGCACATCTCCTCCATCGCCACCAGGCGGTCCTCCAACTCGCGGATGTCCTCCACCCGCGCATAGGCGTTCATGTCCATCGAGTCTTCGATGGATTCGACCGATTCTTCGAGTCGGTCGATGCGAGCCACCGTACGGGCAGAAGACCAGGTGATGGTCCCAGCGATCACCGCCACGGACAGGATCAGTCCGACCGCGATGGTCGGGATCTTGACTTGACGGATGTCGGTGGGAGTATCCATTACTCAGGCGGTGTGGGCCACACCACTTCTGACACGCGGCTGTACGTTTGGGGCAGATCCCGTAGATCCTGTCGGTACCTCTCCCACTCTGCCTTCTGTTCGTCGGTGAGTGGTGCGTCACCCAACTGGGTCCAATCACAGTTCCCCAACGTGGCGTTGCGCTGGGAGCGGACCTGCGAGAAGTCCAGATCCGCAGCCTCAAACATGGCGTCCAGTTCGGCTTCTTCTTCTGCCGTCAGTTCGATGTATTCACCGTTGACGACCTTCATTCGTGGCATGTCAGGCTCCTGTTACTCCGTAGAGGGTGATAGCGGAATACTGGGCCAAGTCATCGGCGTAACCCGATGCGATCTTGATTGACGAGATCGCTGAAGCCTGAGCGTAAAGACCCGCTGTGACTCCAGTAGCCCAGTCGCCGCTGCTTGTGCTGTTGTTCGGTGAAACAAACCGCATCACGAACGGCTTGAAGGTCGACGTATCCGAGTAGTTGGGAATCCAGATGTCCATACAACCGAACGTGTCGGCCAAAGCCTGATCCGCAGGCCACTGGACGTTCACCAAATCGCCGCGTGCAGCCTCGCGGGTTGCCGTGAGAGAGGTGCTGCTGGCGTACAGCGACGTATTGGAATACACGGACGAAGTGACACTGTTCACGGTCAGCGACATTGAAACGTACTTCCTGGTGGCGTACTCGCCACGCAACGACGCCTTTATGAGCAAGTGGTCGTAGGACGACGAAATGCTCGTTTCCTCCCAGTAGGCGGCACCGCCTGACCCGATCTCAGTGTGGTCGATAACAGTGAAAGCAGCCATTACGAGTTCTTCCAGCCGTACAAGGTGAACTCTGAACCACGCAGCCACGCCGTCCCGTCCACGGGATTCAACAGGATCGCGTTGACGACAGAAACGTCATCCCACACGCCGCCGCCGAACCTCAGCAACACATCGTTTGCCCCGCTGCCCAACGATGACACCATGCCGCTCTGAGCCATTATGGATGTGTTCTTGCTCGCGTTCGCGTAGTCCAACAGCAGGATGGAGCCTTGGCCGAAGTTTGCTGCGCCCGAATACTTCGTGGACACTCGCGGGACAAGCATCGACGTTTGGCTGGCGCTGGCATACCCTGCTTCCGTTGAGCCGTGTGCGTAGATGTACGCATAGGAATAGTTGGAACCAGTATCGACAGGCGAGTGGCCCGTGTCGCCCAACCGAATCAGCATGTCGTCGTTGCCATATGACGCCCGATTCGACTGGGCGCTGAACCTGATCTCCAGATGCTCGTAGGTGGACGGGATGTCGTCCCAGATGATGTACGAAGCCTCAGCCCCGTCAGCCTCCAGGTAGGTCGTCTGGATTGCTTCCATCGCAGCCATCAGGCGACCATCCTCGGGAGGATGCCGAACAGGTCGAAGCGGGAACCAGAGACAAACCCTGTGTCGTCCAGAAGGTCGATCTCAATGATCGGATCTTGGTTCCTCCAGATCGCACCGAACAGGTTGACGTTCCCCGACCCGTCTAGGTCGCACGCTCCTTGGCAGAACGCCGCCTTGTATTTGCCGGAGTTGATGTCGGAGAAGGTCATGACGTAACCGCCGAAAATGTTGGCGGTCGCTGACACCTGCGGGGCCACTCCGAAGCGGATGTAACTAATCGACGCGTTGACATCGCCAGCCGCCGACGACCCGTCGCTCTGTAACTGCTGCCACCCGTAGTTGTTGCCCGTGTCGTTGTTCAGTCGCAGGTAGACGCCCGTCGTAGCACTCCCCGACACTCCCGAGCGTGCGTAGCCGACTACGACGAGATCAAGGTACTGCGACCAGTCCCCGACCTGACCGTCGTTGGTTGAAGTGAACGACACATTCGCACCGCTGGGCGAAGCGGTCGCCAGGGCGACCCACGCCTCACCGTCGGTGATCGCACCCGTGGCAGCGTCGATATAAGCGGGGAGTGCCATTACGCAGCCACCTCGTATCGGACGAGGAAGATACCTGCGCCACCTTCACGGCCCGCGTAGGCAATACCTGTCACGTCGCGGCCTCCTGCTCCACCGCCCGTGTTCACGACACCGGCCTGAGCGTCGTCGGCATTGTTGCCGCCGTCGCCACCTCCGTAAGTTCCGCCGACCTTGCGTACACCCGTGTCGTAGTCACCAGCACCGCCACCGCCTCCATAGCCGACGGCGGTCGCCGTGATCCCCCAATGAAGGGCACCATCGCCACCCTGTCCTGCTCCGTCGGTACCGCCTGCTTCACCGTTGCCACCGCCACCACCGCCAGCGGCGATGACGCCATCGCCGTCGTAGCCCTGACCGGACGTTCCGTCGCCTCCGTCCGAACCGGGGTAGCCGCCGCCACCTGATCCACCACCGCCACCAACCCCGCTAGAGGGTGTGGCGTTGCCCCCGCCGTATCCGCCTCCGACGGCGGTGTAGCCGAACGCAGTCGAATCAGCACCATCGGTCGGGAGAGTCGAACCTGCGCCGTCGCTTTCGGCCCCGCCACCAGTCCCGACAACAATCGTATAAATGCCCGCGCTTACCGTGTATGCGCCTGACGCCGTAGTCGCTCCAGACCCTCCGGCGAGGGAACCGAGGATGCCACCTGCGCCAGCACCACCCACGCCTGAACCGCCACCGCCAGCGACGAGCAGCCAATCGACATCAGCCGAACCACTAGCCACGACAAACTTGCCATCGCCACGGAACGCATGGACCCGGTAGGTCGTGCCAGAGTCGGTGTATTGGGTGATGATCCCGCCAGTAGCCACTAACGGGCCACCGAATACGCCGCCGTTCAGCCAAGTGGAAACAGCCGTAGACGGCCACCCACGGGCAGTATCCTTCCGCCCCTTCCAGTTGGAAACGGCGGTGGACGGGTTGGTGCGGTCCTGGCGGAACATCTATCAGGCAGTAATACGGTTCACGAAACCGTTGACGTTGATGACGTTCGCCGTCGCAGCGTGCGCCTTCACAATCAGGCTGTTGTCCAACAGGAACCCAGGAACGATCAACGTCATCCCCGAA